TCTGCGCTTTATTCATGAGTAATGTTGAATTGGTCTGGGCAACTCCAGACGCTGAAAAGCTGATCGTGCGCATGGCACGTGTTAGTAACCCCAGCAATGAAGACAACTGGGAAACCGGACCAGGACTGCTTAAATACCTTGTTAAGCACAAGCACTGGTCGCCATTTGAGATGGCCAATATGTGCGTTCAAATTGATACAGAACGTGACATTGCTGCGCAGATTTTGCGGCATCGGTCCTTTTCGTTCCAGGAATTTTCTACTCGCTACAGCAAGACCGCACCAGCTGAAGTACCTTACTTTCGGCGACAAGATACTAAAAATCGGCAGAACAGCATCAGTGACATACACCCAAAACATCAGGAGGATTACCAGGAAGGTGCTGGTCGCATCATTGCTGATGCCTTTTTGTTTTATGACACCCTACTGGAACGGGGCGTTGCCAAGGAGACGGCTAGACGTATCCTGCCGCTCTGTACTCCTACCACCCTTTACATGCAGGGGACACTAAGGTCTTGGGTGCATTACATCCTGTTGAGGGCTGATAACGATACACAGCTAGAGCACAGGCAGATCGCGTTCCAGTGTGCAGCTGTGTTTAAAAAGTGCTTTCCGACAGTGTGCGAGGCCGTTTTTCCTACACTGAACCTATGAAAGTTATCTTTTTGAACTGGTTCGAGCGTGCGGCTCTTCACATACTGGTGCGTAGTCCGCGCATCGGTATGCTTGCCGTTAAAGAAATGGATGGTCCGTTGCTTTTTATCGCCAATAACCCTCTTGATGGAATGCCCATAGGCGATAGTAATCCAGTGGTAAACCAGTTAGAACACATATACCGCAACTCGTCTACCAGACCGGAGTATGGTCAAGATTCAGGCGTCACATGAGAAGTGGTTTATAGTCTGCACGCCCGGTGGTGGCTTGTGCGTCGAAACGACTAGCGAACAAAAAGCACGTACCATTGCAGACGTGCTTTATTGTTCCGTCCATTCGGAAATGCGGGCTTCGCGGGCCTCGTTCCAGTAGTCACGTTCCCTGTACCATTCCTGCCAGTCGTGGCCTGATTTTTGGCTATTGCAAGAGAAACAGCAGCCTACTAAATTGCGTTGTTCTGTTACCCCGCCTTTCCACTTTGGGACTACATGATCTAGCGTTGCGTTCTTGCCTAGCGGTTCAGCGCAGTAGGCGCAGCAGTAGTTCCATTGCTGTAAAATATGGTCACGAAAGCGCATCTTGGCTTTTTTACGGGATACCAGCTCAGTCCCGTCAATCTGGTGGTCAACTACCACCGCTCAATAAACTGCAGCTGTTTATATGGTAACGCCGGGAAACTTACGGCGTTGACCAAATGCGACCTTCTTTGATACGGCGACGGCGTAATCCTTGCTCAAAATGAGAACCGGGGTTTCGATAAAGTAATAAAGCATCTGGTACTCGGTTCCATTCGCGGTTTTTTAATACGCGGCTTATTGTGCTAAACCCTGGTAGGCCGTAGAAATACGCCCCAATGTTGAAGGCAAAGCTAATTAAGGCTGATTTTTGGTTGGAACTCATGCTTCCCCAAAACGGTATGTCGGCTTCAAGAGTGTCTGCGGTGCGTTGTACCTCTAAGTTCAGCATTTCTTCTGCCCTTTGCTGGCTAATTTTTTCGCCTAGCCTTACGTTTTGTCCCTCGGGATACCGGGTATTTCCGTAGCCAATCGTTGGTATGCCAGCAGGACACAAATATGAAGTTAAATGACAGCCTTCAAATTCTTTGATAAGCTCCACTGCAGCGCCGTAACTTTTGTCGTTTACAGCTGAAATCCATGTTTCGTACCAGGGCTGGTCACGGTTAAGAATGTCTGGCTGTACTTTTAAAATTGCGGCTTCAAGCTCTACCAGCGCAGCACTCTGATGTGGCAGTTTCCGGTAATAACGAAATAGATCATTCAGGTGGACCGGGGTGTTTGGGCTCATGCCATGGTGCGCGAAAGTGCAGGTCGTCAAGGCGCTGTGGAGGTAGCACTGCGGCAGGTTGGGTCGCGTGCCAGTCCTCTTCAGTTTGGTCTAATTTTTTGGGTAGCGTTGCGTAAAATTTGCGGCGCTGGATGGCCCTGTCTACTGTGCTCCACATGGAACGGGTGCTAAACAAAACGATCCAACGCCCGTCAGGCGGTATCAGCCCTTTTTTCCGGGTTTGATACTGCGGATTGCAGTAAACAAAAATTGGATAATGCTGTTGTCCTTTAGCTTGCTCATGCCGATCAGTTCAGATGCAGCAGCAATGACGACCCAAAAAGCAGGGTGACCAAGGATTTCCTCGAAGTTCATGGGGTTTGGAGCTTTTTCTCATACTAGCCCTGTGGGCTTTTGTGCTCCAGAACGGCAATGCGGTTTCCGTGGTCGTTAAGACGTTCGTAAATTTCTCGGCGGTCAGTATTGGCCTGAACTTTTTCCGCCTTCATGTCTTGGTGCAAGTCTTCAAGCTTTGTGGCAATAGATTCGACACCGGCTGTGAGGCGAATGACCGCTTCACGGCTTTCGCTGGTTCGCCTAGTAAACCCAGAGACACTCATCCCAGCAATGCCAATAGAAGCACCTAAAATTGCTGCGTAAATTTCAATCACAATGCAGGCGCTTCCTATTTTTTTATTTTAGAGGATCTGGCAGGCCGGATACAATTGCCACCGCTCGTTTATAAAACATGCAGTCGGTTTTACCGGCATTTTTTAGCGCCTGCTCAATACGTTTCCAGTTTTCATACGTTTTCCTGTCTGTCACTGCTTAAACCGCTGCAGTCGTAAGGTCTCCATTATTGCTCACCGTAATTTTGTACCTAGTTCCGTTTGGTGACGCGAGAATTACACCTTCCCCAAGTCCTCCGATTTCTAAGGGAGCGCCTGGGGTTAAAGTTCCAATGCCTACATACCCTTGCGACGTAATTCTGGCGCGTTCAACGCTTGCAGAAGAATTGTCAGGCGTGGTACTAAACACCAGCCTTCCGGGCATGTCGTTTGTGCTTGACGTGCCATCGACTTGGCCGACAATTGAAGCGGCGGGAATAAAATTTGTGCCATCATCCCCTGCAAACTGCAATACACCTAAATCGTCTCCGCTTTGAACTAAACCACGGACACCTACATTTCCGCTACGGCTTTTTTGGATATTGCAAATTGGAGCCCCTGTGTCTGCGCTCCAGCGTGTTGCTTGCCACGAACTGGTACTGCCTCCACTCCCGTGAAGCTGCAGTTTTGAGCTAACGCTTCCTGCTCCTGTGTAAGCAACTGTACTGCCGAACACAAGTTTATCGTTAGCGTTTAAAAAGCTTACATTCGTTCCTGTCCTGGTCCAGTACCCAATATTTCCCGTACCAGTGCCATCGAATGCATTGGAGATTGAGTTGTCTACAAAATCTTTTGTTACAAGCGTTGTTGCGGCATCCCCTGATGTGGTGGAAATTGATGTAGCTTTATTGGTTAGAACTAAATTTGTTCCGTTAATTGTACCTGTTGTGGTGATTGAATCACCTGCATTAACAGGTGATACTGTTGTACCCGTTCTGTTCCAATAGCCTATAACACCTGTTTTGCTGCTACCGCTGCCAGCAACTTGAACTACTGCACCCAAGCTGTTTTCGATGTATAAAGCAGGGCTTGATGAGTGGTAATTAACTGCAATCTGACCGGGTTGGAGCGTACCAGCGGTTGGCGCTTGGTTCTGTACCAAGGAACGGATGTTCTTTACTGAAACTGGCATCGGATAAACCTCTCGGTCAGAAAAACTGGCGCATTAACGCGCTGTGTGTATTTTAGTACGCACCAGCGTCGATGATTGTTACGGCTTCCCACTGCGAGCTTGATCCGTTTAACTGCAACAATGAATCGGCAGCTGGAGTTGTGATTGTCACGTCCAATAGATCATTTAATACTGTGATGCCGCTTATTCCAGCAGAAGATGCTTTAACGACAGTCCATCCCGCTGCTAAGCCGTTACAAAGAATCAGGTCACCGTTTTCAAAAGACACTCCTGGGGCTCCTGGAATGTTGCTGCCTGGGCCTCCGCCTGAGGTGTTCACAATAAAGTAGATACCGGCCAGCTCGTCTGTTGCGGTGCCTAGGTTGTCACCAATTGAGTACCCGGCGCTAATCCCTAGAGGCGTTACACCGACAATAAACCCAGTACCTGCGTCAATTGTTCCCGCATACCTTAAATTTTGCTGAGCTAGTCTTCCAAAGCTGACTGGATACCAAGAGTTACCGTTCCACATGTGGAGCGCAGATGTGGATTCTTGAAGCCACAGCATTCCAATGTGGCTTTCTGTTGTAGCAATGGAAGGTATTACCTCTTGGACGTAGGCAATAGAGTAATCAGATAGTTTCTCATTGCTTATGGTGCGGGCTGTTATATAAGAAGCGCCAAACGTACCAGAAATGATTTTTGACGTGCTTAAGCTTGGTATGTCGCTTTCTTGTAAAGGTAAGGAACCTGTTACGTGACCGTTTTCGTCAAATTCAAGCTTAATTCCACTTCCCGCACCAACTGTGTTTACGTGCGTAATTTCACCCAGAGAATCCACAGACAAGCTTGTAGTATCTGGTCTAACTACACCGACAGCAGATGCTGTTGCTACAGGTAAATCTGCTGGTGTAATTACACTGCCGCTTGTTACTAAACCTTTACTGTCATAGTTTACAAGCTGCTTGGTTCCGGTGTTTGCGACAACAGTGTTGTCAATAGAAAGTACTTGCCCGTTTAAAACTAGGCCGTTTCCGTTTACAGCAACCGCTCCACGTGCAGAGCTTGCCAGTGGTAGGTCATTGGATACAATTGTTCTTGCGTTTACAGCCCCGGCTGAACCTGTAGGACCAGCAAGGAATTGAGCGGCTGCAGTTGTGTCGTCAATTGAAGCCGAAACAGCGGCGCTGTGGTTTGCTATGACTACTTCTGTGTTTACAAGACCTGAGTTACTTCCTGTAACATTTAGTATTCCGCTTGTCAGGCTCCATACCGTACCATCCCAGATGTAAGTTTTTATTTCTGCTGTTGAGTTGTCGATTGCGATTTGACCAATAAAATCGCCTGTTGCGGGTAGCGCAGTTACTACTAAAGCGGAACTGGAGTCGGCAAGTTTTGCTGCTGTGACAGAGGAGTCAGCTAACTCAGTGGTGCCGATGGAACCGGCAGCTGTGGTGAAATTAACTTTTGCGCCCGGTATAGAGCCGTCTGCAAGTAAAGTGATCCCGTCTAAGATCAGATTTGAAGCGGTAATTTTTTTGGTTTCTGAGGCACTTAGGTCTGCAATAGGCAGTACGTCCGCTGCCTGTAGCTCTGAACTGCCTAATTCAGGTAGGTCAGAAATACGAAGATCAGCCATTAACTCAGCGCACAGTACCTTACTAGCATTCTAATAGGGTTGAAAATTTTATGGCGCGTCTGGGTCGCCCAGAATTTGGGTGCTGTCTTCGGCCAAAAGCTTACTGGAGTCTTCAAGCAACAACGAGCCAAAGTCTTGGGAGACTCTTAAAGCTATTGAGCCGCTTGTCACAAAATTTATTTCAGTTTCTATAATTTCGTCTCTCGTTCCAGCTTGAATAGCGACGTTTGTCACCACACAACGCATCTGGTAGTATATTTTGTGCCCTTTTTTGTCATCAAAAATAATAAAACGCCCGAGAAAAACACTGCCTTGCCTTAGTCTAAGAAGAAGCTTGGCCATGTAGTTAGGCACTTCGTCTTTACCACCTACCTTATCGTCGCCTAACGTATTTTTGTACTCCCAAAAGCAAGAAAGACTGCCTTGGCCACTAATTAGTCCATTTGAGTAATTTTCTCTAAAGGATCTACCTAAGTCAGTTACATCTACTGAATCTCTACTTGTTGTAATTTCGTACTTGTAAACTTGAGAAATAAAATTTAATCCGGGGTCTCTTGTTCTGGCCCGTATATTTTGATTACCTGTGTCCCTTTCTAGGGGTAAAGCGTCGTTTATGTCGCCGTTTACTGCTTGTTCAAACGTGTCAAAAAGACGAATACCGCCCGCGTCGTCCACATTAACGTACACTAAAGCGTCGGGAAAACTGTGGTTTTGAATTAA